AACACATAAAAACGCAAAACTTATTGGAGAATTCAAGGTTAAGCACCCAGATTACTGCAAAAGTGCGTCCAAAATCTCGACACAGTACAATACAATGGTTATTGAAGCAATGGGCGGCATTGGGAGTAATGATGCCAGTAATGAAAATAAAATTATCAAGCGCATTTCTAAAGAAATTATGGTGAATAAGGAATAAAGTTTCTTTAAGTAGGTAAATCCATTTATTATATAAAATCGCGTATTTTTTTTCCAAGACTTTTTTGGGAAAGTGAAAAATGGACAAAAAAAATGTCCAAATTCTGATTTTCCAAAATAAACCTGGAAAAACAAAAACGTTTACTGCATAAAAATTTTTAGCGTCTGGGTACCAAAATAATAAATTTCAGTTTGTGATGCTAAATTTTTAAAATTGTTTATTATTTTTTTTCGGAAAGGATTTAGAGTTTTTTTCGGTTGCTTAATTTAAAAGTAAATGGCAACCCAAAAAACCATAAAAAACTCAAAAACATATCATTGCGATTTATGTGACTTTGACACGTCTAATTTAGGAGATTATAAGCGACACCTGTCAACTCTTAAACATACAAAAAGGCATTTAGCAACCATCGGCAACCATTTAGCAACCCCAAAAAACGCAGTTATATATGCATGTGAAAAATGTAATAAAAGTTATTGTGACAAGAGTGGATTATGGAGACATAACAAAAAGTGTGGCGCATCAATAGAACAAAGTAACAATTTTGTCGTTGATAAAGAATTAATTATGTTACTTATAAAAGAAAATAGTGAATTAAAAAACATGTTGGTAGAAGAACATAAAACTTCTCAACATGCTCAACAAATGATGCTAGAAGAACATAAATCGACCCAACAGATGATGTTAGAGGTTATTAAAACTGGCACTCACAATACCACAACCAATACGAATTCTCATAACAAAACATTTAACTTGCAGTTCTTTCTGAATGAAACCTGCAAAAACGCAATGAACATTATGGATTTCGTTGATTCTTTAAAGTTACAATTGGTTGACCTGGAGCGAATGGGCGAAATTGGCTTTGTAAATGGAATGTCTAATATCATTATTAAGAATCTTCAAAATATGGATATTACTGAAAGACCTGTTCATTGCACCGACCAGAAAAGGGAGGTTATCTATGTGAAGGACGCGGGCAAGTGGGATAAGGAAGAAGAGACAAAACCCAAACTTCGCAAGGCAATTAAGCACATAACACATAAAAATGCGAAACTTATTGGAGAATTCAAGGTTAAGCACCCAGATTACTGCAAAAGTGCGTCCAAAATCTCGACACAGTACAATACAATGGTAATAGAAGCAATGGGCGGCATTGGGAGTAATGATGCAACTAATGAAAATAAAATCATCAAACGTATTTCCAAAGAAATTATGGTGAATAAGGACTAAAGTTTCTTTAAGTAGGTAAATCCATTTATTATATAAAATCGGGTATTTTTTGTTCCAAGACTTTTTTGGGAAACTAAAAAATGGACAAAAAAAATGTCCAATTTCTGATTTTCCAAAATAAACTTGGAAAAACAAAAACGTTTACTGCATAAAAAAATTTAGCGTCTGGGTACCAAAATAATAAATTTCAGTTTGTGATGCTAAATTTTTAAAATTGTTTATTATTTTTTTGCGGAAAAGATTTAGGCATTTTTCCTGTTGATTATTTATCAACCAATGTCAACCAAAAAAAAGCTAAAAAATGCCGAAACGTATGAATGTAAATTGTGTGACTTTATAACATGTAAAAATAGCAATTTAATAACACATTTTTCAACCGCAAAGCACCAAAAACGGACGTTATCAACAAATATCAACAATTTGATGCCAGAAAATGCCGTCCAGTTTATATGTAGTACGTGCAACAAATGTTATAAAGAACGTTCTGGATTATGGAGACATGCTAAAATATGTAAACCAATTATTGACACATGTAATAATAATGTAGTAGATAAAGACTTAGTCATGTTACTTATCAAAGAAAATAGCGAATTAAAAAACATGATGATGGACGCACAAAATAAAATGCTTGAAGTCATTAAAACCGGCACTCACAATACCACAACCAATACGAATTCTCATAACAAAACATTTAACTTGCAGTTCTTTCTGAATGAAACCTGCAAAAACGCAATGAACATTATGGATTTCGTTGATTCTTTAAAGTTACAATTGGTTGACCTGGAGCGAATGGGCGAAATTGGCTTTGTAAATGGAATGTCTAATATCATTATTAAGAATCTTCAAAATATGGATATTACTGAAAGACCTGTTCATTGCACCGACCAGAAAAGGGAGGTTATCTATGTAAAGGACGCAGGCAAGTGGGATAAGGAAGAAGAGACCAAACCCAAACTTCGTAAGGCAATTAAGCACATAACACATAAAAACGCAAAACTTATTGGAGAATTCAAGGTTAAGCACCCAGATTACTGCAAAAGTGCGTCCAAAATCTCGACACAGTACAATACAATGGTCATTGAAGCAATGGGCGGCATAGGGAGTAATGATGAAACTAATGAAAATAAAATTATCAAGCGTATTTCTAAAGAAATTATGGTGAATAAAGACTGTTAATCCAATGTAGCATTAGACGCATAAGGGTCGTCGGTCTTGTATATTCCAGTCATAGAGTACCGGTCTTTATAATTAGGCATATCAGTTAAAGCGGGTGGTTTATACCTATTGTAGAACATTTGCTGGTCTTCTTCATATGATTTTGACCAAGTGTTTTCACCAAAGTTGGGCATTGGGGGTTTATCATCGGGAACAGGTGTGACAACTAGTGCTGCCTGAGTACCAATGTCGGTTGTTAAAGAGGAATATCGTGGCGTCACACCTACTGTTAATTTGCCTGCATCATTATCACCTGGAACTATTCTAGTTTCTGTATTGGTTAATGGCGGTACATACGGTTGGCATCCCGGACAATCTATATCCGATGTGCATTGGTGTCCACTAATAGCACAACGCGACTGTGGTCCGCAAAAATTCTGGCAGCTATACGTGGTTGTAAGTGGCAAATCGACTGTATGACTTGTTTCGGGGCTTCCAGTGTCTCTCATAATATTGTCGAAACATTCGATAATGTAGTTATTTTGAACTAAATAATGAATCCAGTTATATATAATAATTATAATAAAAATGCTTAATAACATCAACATAAGTTTCGTGTTAAATTTGACATTTATTAGTTGCATGTGTAGTTAATATATGTAAATAAAATAATTCATATTTATTATAAACGTAATAATACATTTGTTCTAAAATAATTTTATATAATAAAAATAATATTAGACTATGCCGAAAATCGCAATTTGTTATTTTGGATTAACAAGGTCTACTAAAAAGGTTTACAAATCACACATTGATAATTTGTTCACTGTTTTACAAAATCATGGCTGTCATTATGTGGTCTTTATGCATACGTGGACTACAGATGTGCCGTTAATAAATGAAGGAAAATCGCCATTACCAATAGATTATGAAGAATATAAATTATTAACACCTAATTATTACCAAATAGACAACCAAGATGATTTTTTAAACTTACTAAATTTTTCAGATTATTTTGATGAAAATTTATATAACATATATGGTGGAGACACAAAATATGAATGGCGCCCTATGTTAATACGAAATCATTTATGCGGTTTGGAAAGCAAAAAGAGAGTCACCGACATGGTTTTAAATAGTAAAAATATATATGATTACGTAATGTATATTCGACCAGATGTAATGATTCATAACTTATTTAATATAGATTTTTTATCATTGGATAAAACAAGCATATCCGTTCCAGATGATAACCATTACGAAGGTTATAATGATAGATTTGCAATAGTTCATTTTAATGAATGTAGTAATTATGGAAAAAGAATTGACGAAATCATTGAATTTAGAAAAAAACATGGTAGAATTGTTTCAGAAAAATATGTGAAATATATAATCAATAAATATTATACAAAAGTTAATTTTATTAATTTTAAATTTTCAATTATTAGACCATAATGCAGAAACAAATGTACGCAAATGAGTAAACCATAATTAGTTATGATTGATTTGTAAATTAGTTATATTTGATTGTTAATAATTATATATTATTTTATTATAAGTAAAGATGGATAATAAAAATACTAATAATAAAAATAGCAAAACGAAGCAAAACCTGGATGATTTCAAAGAAGAAATTAAAAAGCAAGGGGGTGAAATTGGAAACACCATCCTAAAATTTGCTAGGAAGACAACAATGCTTTTGCTGATTTTGTTTATTGTTATATGTATCATATTGTATTTCTACATTAGTGGTGGAATCTCGCTTTATCTCAGTAAATTAGGAGATACTAGTATATTACCAACGAACAAAGAGTTTTACCCATATACAAACGTGAGCCAATCTGTAACTCCATCGAGCGAAAATATATTTACTAATTCCAAGATAACTTTTCCATATGACGCATATAATTCATCAAATTATTTATTAAATGGAACCCGAAAATACAAAGAGACGTTACAATCTAGTTTTTATCTAATTTATTTAATCATGAATTATTTCATTACAATTTATGAGAATATGGTTCAATTCAATTATGCGGCGATAAATTTGGGATTATATGTAATGCATCAAATACAAAGTGATACCGCAATACTTTTGTTTGGACCCACTATTTTAACAATAATCACATTCATCATAGGTATTATAAATCCGATTTATTTTATTTTTAATTGGTTTGCGAGTTTGTCAACTTTTTTTGAATTTGAAAAGAACGCGACTCAATTAGAATCAAACACAGATTTTAAAGGTATATGGAAATCGTTAAATATAATTTTACACATGTGGCTAGTACCGATAAGTATCATAACCGCATTAATTATGGCTTCGATAATGTTTGTAATGTTTTTCTTGTCTACTTGGTGGACATTTTTAGTCGTATCAATTATTTTATGGATGGTTTTGTTCTCTTGCTATTTTTATGCTGCCTCGATTAATGGTGTCAATGTAAACATGATTACAACAATTTTAGGTATTTTAAAGTATTATAAATTTTCGATAATGACATTGATTAGTGTAATAATTCTATTGTTATCCTTTTTAAATCTGGGGATAATGGGGTTTGTTACGTGTTCGGTGATATTATTCTTAACCTATTTAGGAGTATTTAATGGCTTGGGACTAGACATGTTTGAATAAAATTGTGTGATTTTCTGTAAAACTTATTTATATAAAAAATAGTATATAAATAATTCGAATAAGTATAATTATACACATGAAACATAAAAAACAACAAAAAATACAATTGCCATTAGTAAGTATATGTACTCCAACATTTAATCGACGTCCTTTTATTCCATATATTATAAAATGTGTAGAACATCAGTTGTACCCCAAAGATAAAATAGAGTGGATTATTATAGATGATGGTACAGATAAAATAGAAGACTTGGTAAAAAACATACCATATGTTAAATATGTAAAATGCGACACTAAATTAACATTGGGTAAAAAAAGAAACATGTCGCATGAAAAGGCACGTGGCGATATAATCGTATATATGGATGACGATGATTATTATCCACCGGAAAGAATATCACACGCAGTACAAAAATTACAACAAAACCCTAATGTATTATGTGCGGGTTCAAGCGAAATGTATATTTATTTTAAACACGTACATAAAATGTATAAATTTGGACCATACGCGCCGAATCATGCTACAGCTGCTACATTTGCGTTCCGTAAAGAACTGTTATTACAAACCTCATATGATGAATTTGCGTGCGTGGCGGAAGAAAAACATTTTTTAAAGAATTATACAATCCCGATGGTTCAATTAGATTCTATGAAGACAATCCTGGTTTTTTCACATGTCCATAATTCATTTGATAAAAAAATGTTATTGACCAATGTGCCTAATAAAATGGTTACTGAATCGGAGAAAACCCCGCGTGATTTTATTAAAAATAATAACGATATTTTTACATATTTTATGGAAAATATTGATTCCGTGTTGGACGGATATACCCCGGGTAGTCCAGAGCATAAACCAGATGTATTACAGCAAATGTCTGAAATTCAAGGTAAAAGAGAAGCTCTTGCACAGCAACAGCAACAGCAACAGCAACAGCAACAGCAACATATCCAAATGATTCAAGAATTAATGGCTGAAAACAAGAGTTTAAAAGAAAAAGTAATATATTTGGAAAATAAAATTACACAACTAATAATCAACCAAATTCAAGAGCGCAAGCAAATAATTACTAAATAATTGACTTAAAGGTATAGTTGCAATTATTATTATAATAGCACATACATACAATGGAGTTTGACGATAATATTTTTAACCCGACCAGCGCAAATGACTTTGATCATGAAATTCAAGAATTCAAATCCTTGGACAAGGGATACAATAAGATATACAAGGGGGGTGTTGTTTTGGGTAGGAATGGTAAATATAAGAAGAAGAAGATTGAGTTTTATACCTCGGGTGACCGCGGGACGCGTATTAGAGATGCCATCACCGGTATATATTATAACGATAAAGTGGGTTCTTTTAATGAAGACAAATTTTTTAAGGTATCGCTAGCGACAGGTCAGTGTAATAGTAAGAATGGGACGCATATGCTGTTTTATACAACGCCGCAGCAGTACATGGGTCATTTTGATACGCAATTGGCTCCAGAAATGCTACAAAAATGGGAAAAAGAGTTCGTATAAATAACAAATTATTATGATTTTTGTTATTTATGGTATTATTCAAAATTGCAAGCAATATCAGTATCTAGGGTTTCATCAGATAACAGGTCTATATCTATATTAACATCTTTAATGCCGGGCGCGTCATAAAACAAGTATTTATCCAAATACTTATATATCCTATTAACATCTAACTTGGTAACTTCGATATCATCCATCATTTTATATATTTCGTCATCATTCGATGATTTTTTTAAATGTAGAAAGAAACAGAATAAATCTTTTTTGTCAATTCCCATTTTTTGACACATTTTTTGAATAAACAACAAATTATTGTATTCTGTGGAATATTTGGTCAACACTTTGGTAAACCGAATATTGGTTGTTTTAAAATTGTGTTTTTTATCCCTAAAGAAATCGTGAAATTTTTTATTGTTGTAAAACGTTTTAATAAGCGAACTCATTTCATTAAATTGCCAAATCTGATTTTGAAAAGTCACTCTATCAATATAATCCGCATAACACATGTTTTCTAATTGAGCAATATAAAAAGGTATGGTAACGTTTTTTTCCATTTTGTCGATACAATCAATAATATTTTCATGCCATAATAATCCAATACTTGTTCTATCTGTATCATACAACAAATCATTATGTTGTTCAAAGCATATTTTTTCGGATAAAAGTTTGTTTGTGGTTTTTTTTGCGTCAATATGAGAATTAAATTTCAACAAAGAAAGAACTGAATCTATATTGCCTTCTTTAAATAAACCCACGTTAGATTTATATAATTCGTAAATGTTGCTTAATTTCCTTAAATTGCCTTGTACTAAATCATAAATCTTCTTATGGGATGAAATGTTAAGCAATGGCATTACTTTATGAATGATGACGCTGATTTGAGCTTCGGTAGGAGTATTTAACTCTATGTTTGTGGTGACTTTCATAAGCTCTTTAATTTTTTTGTCACCTTGATTTTTGCCTATACAAATAATAGGATTATTTGGTTTTTTTTCTAGTTTTTGTTTTTTGGTTTTTTTAGGTCTGATTAGTTTAATCAAAGCGTTAATTCCACCTTTATCACCTGCAATCATTCCGTCTATTTCATCCATGAGAACAGCAATTTTTTGTTTTTTCTTAGTAAAAAGACTCAAAATATTAGTGTCACCCATATTTTTTTGTGTAATATTCTCAATAATAGCCGAGTTACGATTATCACTTGCATCATATTTAATCACGTCATAATTAAGTTCTTTTAAAATGTTGCTGACAAATTTGGTTTTACCAATGCCTGTATCGCCGTATACATATATGCCCTTATTTGTATTGTCGATGTTTTTATTGTAGTCAAACTGCGTTAGCGCGTCTTTTAACATTTTGGATAATTCGTTTCTATTTAATATGGAATTCAGATCTAGTTCTTCCATCTTATATGTTTAATAATATTCTTTTTATGTTGATTCTGACATAATCCATGTTGTTTGAGAAAGCTAGACAGAACCGTTCTACATTGTTGGGAATTATGTTCGAGACAGTAATTCAAAATGAAATAAATGTAACTCGCATAAATTACATTTTTATATAAATATTTTTTAATATTATTCCATTTTTCAATGTTCTCTCTGATGATTTGAGCAAAGATAAATGAATAGTCCCGTTTCACAACTTCCCGAACATAAGATTCGTAATTATATATAACATCTCTTAGGTGTAAATGATAAGCCGCATATGATATTTTATTAGTAAATTTTAGAACACGTACTGGTATATATTCTTGTATAACCCGAATGATGTCATCCGGTAATAGGAATATATGTTGTAAAATGTGTTCGCTTGACCAACCTATGTAGTTCATTTATAATGTTATATTAATAAATGAATTATCTCTAAGATTTTTGTAATAAGAATTTAAGCTATGGATGTAGATGTTTTGTTTGCTGCGGCTGTTTCTGCGGCTAAAGCTGCTGTGGTTGATGCGGTGGTGATACATGGATTATCTACACCATACGTTAGTCCATCCCACGCAATATTACAATTGTTAGCCCATGTATACTTGGAGCAATTGTCCGTAAAGTTTCCTGAATTAAAATCAACAGACAAAAATTCATCACCGCTGGCGGCTGGACAAGTGCCCAAGTTTTGGACATTTACACATTTAGGACCAGTATCGGTTTCTTCAATTTCCCAAAAATCAGGACATTGGGGTACAATTGGAACATTATCATCATTTTTTTTAGCATATACTAAAATACCCACCATGAAAATAAATATAACTAATAGTAGTCCGAATGTAATCATTAGTACGCTTTTTTGGAACCCACCCATTGTGGCACCAGGTGTGTTTACTAAATTGCGACCGTATACAAAAACTAATGTTATAAGGACAACCACTATAATTAAAAGAATGATTTTGTAACTATTCATGTTATATAAAATAAATATATATAAAATAAATATATATAAAATAAATATATAAACTAAAATCATTTATAATTTTATATTGAAATATTATAAATGAAAGCAACTACAAATGGTCGTGTAGACATTAAGTCGCCTAATACAGCAAATTTATTTAATATGTATGATAAAATACCTGCAAATCAGTGCACGACATTTAGGAATCCGACAGAAGGCATATGGAATAATACCCTTTTGTCCCAAGTGTTTTTTTCAGATAAAAATACGCAGATTTTGCAAAATGGCATACGTGCTGGCGTGTATCACCAATCAAATGGAAAATATATAATTTCACCCCAAGAATGTGATTCTTTAAAAATTGTTATGCGCAGCATATATTTACAATACGCCGCAAATCAAGCAACTCATATATCGAATCAAGTAGAAGAATTGAACCAAATGGTGTTAAATTATTGCGTGCAGCAAGTATATAGTGAAGCACAAGGATATATGAAATACATAAGTGATGCTAGTACCTTAGTAGTACCCATTGCTCATCCAGTCATGGCAGATAATACTGATAGACAATTAGAATTAAAAAGATGGTTTTAACATTTCAAAATATGGCTTTTAAATATTAAAATATATAGTATAAAAATAACACGTGTTATAATCTACATGGAGGCACAAGATAAAATAGTATTAATATGTGCGGTGGGACGGTCTGGGTCCACAACTACCCAACGAATGTTAAATATTATACCGAATAGCAACATTTGTGGAGAAAACATGGGTGCAATAAATAGCTTATTAGAGTTTTATAAAAGAATAAAAACGACTAGTACCGATTATGTTCCTGGTCATTTTCGTCCGGCAAGTTATGAAACCATTATTGAAAAAAATGTAAAACCCGCGTGGTATAATTCCTATAATTTCATACAAGTGACCAATATGATAAGAAGTACCATTATTATGTTGTTTAAAAAATCGGCAGAGACAAATTTATGGGGGTTTAAAGAAATAAGATATGATAGGGGAAACGTACACTATTTAAAAGAGTTCAAAGAATTGTTCCCTCAAACAAAAGTAATTATTCAAATCAGAGAGAACATTCAGGCACAAGCGCAAAGTAGTTGGTTCAAAGATGATGCTAACGCGATTGGTTATATAAAACAAAATAGCAAAGAGTTGTCTGAGTTTTATAAAAAAAATAGTGATTATTGTTTTTTTATAACCTTTGAACAACTTTTTGCGGAGAATAATGTAAAAAACATGTTTAAATTTATCGATTGTGAACAACATTACGATGCTGCTAAAATAAAATATATCTTGAACAATAATATTAAAGACTAGGTCTTTTTGCATCATCATTTTTATTCTTACCATTATTACCATTATTACCACTAATACTACCTATAATATTACCATTACCATTAACACCCGAACCTATGCGATTTATTAAGGTCACCATAATATATACCGTAGCCACTATAAATATAAACGATACTATAGATACAACCACGCTAGAGAAATTTAATATATTATTTTTTGCTGAAAATAAAGAGTCCATACTAACAAACTTTGTTAATTTATTAATGTTGGTTAATAAAATTAATTTGATTATAAGAGGTTGTAAAAAATTGTTTACAACGGATGTGATTAAATCCTTAAATGACGCCCCAATAGCCATTGCTGCTGCTACGGCTAATATTGAGTCTGTTTTGCGGTTTAAAAAATTTGTAAAGAGCGAGACTACGCTAGTAGGTACACTACTCATTATAATATATATATATAGAATATTTTTAATATATATAGAATATTTTTAATATATATACAATATTTTAAACATATAGAATATTATAAATCTAATTGGCAATTACCAAAGAGACTGACTTGGATTTTTTTACTAATTTACCCTTTGCGCCTATGCGTGGCTTTTTGGCAATGAAATTGTTTGCTCTCTCTCTATCTTCTTTATATTCAAAATATTGTTCCGACAACTTATCTAGCTCTGAAAGCCACATTTGTTGTATTGTGGTTGTTTTAACGAACTCAAGTTCATGTTGTTTATTAGTAGATTCTTTGTATAACTTATCCACGTTTTCTTCGGTCACGCTGTCCATTGCCATTTTTACAAGATATTTATAATCCGCATCATTATCTATAACAATATATCCCTTATCTTGTAGCATTTTACATACACCCGCCTTTGTCTTTTTTCTTAAATCTATCGTATCATCTAATATTTCTTTGATATATCTTGCCTTATTATTCAACAAGACCAACTCTTTCTCCAACGCACAAATCATGTAATCCTTTCTAGTTTGATACATTTTCAATCTGGTTATATAATAATCGTCAATCACCTCTTCGACAGAATCATATTTATGTAACTTATCATTCGCATTAAACAAGTGCATGTTGGTTGTCGTGTTTGTAGTGTATAGTTTAAACAACTTTTCAACACCATTACATTGATGTTCGGCTTTCTGATTCTCCAACTCGTCTAACTTACCCTTTGCGAATGTAATCGTAAAATCTACGCTGGTATCCTTACTCATATCATCATAATCTTTAATGAGCGACTGTATCTTTTTCCCATCCTTACCTACTTCGGGCTCAATAAGACGCTCTAACAACTCTTTGAAATCCTCCGTCCAAAACCCAATTGGTAACTCAACGACTCTGATTTTATCAGGACCCAGCTTTTCATAAGTACCTTTTATTAAGAATTTATGGTCGGTGAGTTTTACAATAGTTCCTTTAAAGCCTTCGTAATACGGTACGAACATGTGCTTCTCGTTTGTCCCATCTCCATTTAATTTACACTTTAAATAATGAATAATCTCGACTGGATTATAACACATAACATCCGTACTAAATCCCGTACCAATACCCTTAGAACCATTAATTAATACCATCGGAACTATTGGAGCATAGAATATTGGCTCTACTAGCGTGCCATCATCATTTAAATAAGTTAGGATATTATCATCTGCTGGCTGATAAATTGTACGTGTAATTTTATTCAACATGGTGAAAATATATCTTTCAGACGCACTATCCTTTCCTCCCTGCAATCGTGTGCCGAACTGACCATTCGGCATAAGCAGATTAATATTGTTTGAACCAACAAAATTCTGCGCCATGCCTACAATAGCGCCATTCAAACTGGCTTCACCATGGTGATACCCCGAGTGCTCGGATACATAACCGCTAAATTGCGCGACTTTAATTTCGGTAGTAAGGTTTTTTTTGAAGGTCGAATAGAGAATTTTTCTAAGACTGATTTTTAATCCATCCATCAAATTAGGTATGCTTCGGTCGCAATCATACTTGGAAAAGTGAATGAGTTCTTTGTTGATGAACGATTCATACGATACACGCGTGTCTTTGGTGTCCAAGTACAAATTACGGTCGTAATTGCCCAACCAATCCTTTCTATCATCGGCGCGCTTTTTATTGAAGACCATGTCAATTGCGTTTGTGCTATTATCGCCACTAAACTGAAAGTTGACAATTTTCCTATTTTCGAAATATTCGCGAAATTCCTTACCCGTGCTAGTGCCTAACCCCTTGTAGTACTTAATTTTCCATCCATTACCGCTGTTGAGTTGTTTCCACTCTTCATATTCTCCATCATTATAGAAATTCAACTCGGCATGTCCTTTTTTTGCTTTCAAAATGGGCGTATTCATGAACCCAATAAATTCAGGTATTTCAATGAGACTTGGCCATTCTGATTGAAATAGATTGATTCCTAAGCCCTTAATATGACTACCATCCAAGTCCTGGTCGGTCATAAAGAGAATCTTACCATATCTTAAATGTTTATATACATCCTCGATTGTTGCGTAGTGTTTGCCAGTTTCTAAACCCAGAATCTTTTTAATTTCTGCGATTTCCTTATTCTCTGAAATCTTTTTTACGGCTTCACCTCTTACATTGAGAATTTTACCTTTCATAGGATATACACCAATAATATTACGGTCGTCGGATGATAACCCTGAAATGATACCTGCTTTGGCTGAATCACCTTCACAGAATATAATGGTGCTGTTTTTGGACTTGTCCGTTCCAGCCCAATTCGCGTCAGTTAGTTTAGGAATACCTCTAACGCTCTTGCTCTTGGTACCGTCTGTTTTTTTAGCGGCTTTATTTTCCTTTACCTCGGTTAGAGCACAAGCCGCGTCCATTACACCCATTTTTGCGATTTTTTCGATAAGTTTATCGCTCACGTCACACTTGGAGCCAAACTTGTTTGCCGGAGTGTTCATATAATCCTTGGTTTGACTGTCAAACGATGGGTTTTCAATATCACACCTTATGAATATGATAAGCTGTTCTTTTATACTATTTGGATTTACTTTTGTTTTTTTCTTTTTCTCAATATATTCAACCATTTTGCGTGTAATTTGATTCAAAATATATTCGACATGCTTACCACCTTTGGCTGTGTGGATACCATTTACGAAAGATATTTGTACAAACTCATGTGTAGGAGTCATCGCGACAGCATATTCCCACCGTTCACCTTGGTCTTCATATGCCCGTGATGCAGTACTCTTATCGCCAATGTACAAGTCGATATATTGTTGGAAATTCTTCACTGGCACAAGCTGTGAATTATATTTAACCTTTAAAGACTTATCCGTTATGGCGGCTACATCGTACACGCGCTTTTTAAGTAACGCGATTATATCAGATGATAAACCTTGAATACCAAGACGAGCATAATCCGGCTTAAACGTAATAGTTGTATAGGGCTTTGACTTACATTTAGTAATAGTTGGTTTACATATTTCATCAAGGTTGTTTTTGAACTCTTGTCTATATTTAAGACCCCTAATATGGTCAACAGTTTCGACTGAACCATAAGTGGACCAAATTAATACTAATTTGAAGCCAAACCCGTTTTTACCTCCAACAATTTTTTTCTCGGTTTTATCGTAATTCGTAGACGTTCTTAGGTGCCCAAAGATCATTTCGGGAATCCATATTTTATGCTCGGGATGTTCTGCTACGTCGATACCATTACCATCATTCATCATGGTAATAGTTCCATCGTCGCTAATAGATATATCAATATTTGATACGGGTAACGAGTGTGTAGGGTCACTCACAGATGCGTGTAACATACGCACAACGTGGTCCCTACAATTAACGACACCTTCATCAAATAATTTGTATAGTCCTGGAATATATTTAATACTTTTCTGCACAACCCTAGAACCATCAGCATTCATTACCCATAAATCATCTTCGATTTCTTCTACGGAACCGATGTAGGTGTCTGGGTTATGTAATATATGCTCTTTATCGGTTTTTTGTTGATATTTGTTAGAAAGAGTTTCGTCAGTGGCGATCATTCTTGTGTTTGTGTAATACATGACATCTATTTATATATTTTCAATTTTATTTTATAAGACGTATGCTAATTATATGATATAACATAATATATAACATAATATATAACATAATATATAACATAATATATAACATAATATATAATACGAATGAGCCAATACCAAGTTAAAGGTAAATTTTATAGATGTGATTGTATATTTTCAAAAAAGACCGTAAAGGTTAGTTTAAATGCTTCGACAAGTAAAAAAATAAATGCGCAATCAAACACAAATTTCGCAAACGTATCAAACCAACAACGAATTGCACAGCGTTTAATATTAGATGGTTCTTCACAAAACGTTGTACGAATATCTAGATTTAATGGAGGAATCACGCAATATGGCAATTTTTATTTGAATCAGCCTTTATCACTTAATTATTTAGGACGTATGGAAGGACAACCCGGGGGTGGTGGAAGTCCGCCTAAAAACACGTTTATCTAATTTCAATTTATAATTATAGATATTTTTAGCATATTATAAGATTTACTTTTTTTCTATGATTATTGTATAATGACTCGTTTTACAAAAAATGCTAATGGTAGTTATAATGTTAATGGTCATAACTATGACATGTTGACCGGAAGTCGTGCCCAAGTATGGCATGGTACCGCATGTAAAACATCTGGTGGTTTAAAAAAATCAGACCTTATGCAAAACAAAGCCGGTAGAATTGTATCAAAAGCTAAGCATAATACTGCTAAGAAAGATAACCGCCTAGTCAAAGCTGGATATGGAACTAAAAAGGGTACATTTGGATTTGTTAAGTTAGGTGTTAGCCGTGGCAAATCGCGTAGCAAATCCAGAGGCAAATCGCGCAGCAAATCTCGCAGCAAATCACAAAAGGGTGGGTTGTCGGCGCTAAAACCTGCGTCATTTGCTGCTGGTAGGGGTGAAGGAACTTCCGGAGTTGACCTTCAATTATACGCCACGACTATGGGTGGCAAAAGACGTCGTAAAGGAGGAACATCTTGTAAACAAATGGGTGGATTAAGCCCATTGAGCCCTACCGCATATAATGGCAAAGGTGTAGGAACATCAGGTGTCGATTTACAGTTTGTTGCGGGTAACGCAGGTTAATTTATTGCTTACGTGTTACATAAAGTAGTTTTATATTTTACATGAAAAATATAAAATGTATAAACGTGTATATTATTCTATAAAAGATATATATAATATGATGTATGATGTAATTATTATTGGAAGTGGAATAAGCGGATTATATGCGGCTTATCATATAAAAAAAATGTCACCCAATACATCTTTTTTAATTCTTGAAAAATATAAGAAACACTGGATTGGTGGTCGCACAAGTAATGAATTATTTTATGGTTCTGAAATTGTAACTGGTGCCGGAATCGGAAGAAAAACAAAAGACAAACTATTGTATAAATTGTTGGACGACTTAGATCTAAATACTACTGAGTATACAAGCACACCACATTATTCAAAACTTATTCACCCGTTAGATGTTAAAAAGGTGATGTCTTATTTAAGAGCTGAATATAACAGATTCAAGGGACCACAAACTTCCTTTAAGAATTTTGCTAAACCCATTCTTGGAGAGAAAACCTATAATCAATTTATACTTTCCGTAGGATATTCTGATTTTGAAGAGGAAGACGCGTATGAAACATTATATGCCTATGGTATGGAAGATAATTATCGCAGTTTAAAAGCTTTTTATGTGCCTTGGCGGGAAATGGTCCTGAAGTTGGCTGCTAAAATTGGACCAGCGCATTTTAAATTTTCAAATAACGTTTCTAAAATAACTAAAACAAATGATAATCCATGCAGGTTTTTACTCGATACCGAGCATGGAAAAAGATATATATGTAATAAAGTGATTGTTGCAACTACTATATCCGGTATCCGAAAACTGTTACCGAATCCAATCTACAATGATACTGAAGGGCAGCCATTTCTACGTTTATATGGTAAATTTTCTAAACAGTCTATACCCATTTTGAAAGAATTTGTGAAAGGGTGCACTTATTTACCAGGTCCGCTTCAAAAAATCATCCCTATAAACCCCGATTCAGGTGTATATATGATTGCTTATAATGATAATAACAACGCATTAGCATTAAAAAATAATCTAGATGATACAGACCAGAATAGGGATTTTTATTGCGCACTACTTGAAAAAGCACTCAACATATACGGCGGTTCATTACATCTTATCTCTATTAAATCATTTTACTGGCCTATTGGAACACACTACTATAAGCCGCTGAATCTTGCCCTCTATAAAGACAGGGATGAATTTATTGAACGCGCACAACATCCAGAAAAGGGTATTTTAGTTATAGGGGAAGTTGTTAGTAAACATCAAGGATGGACCGAAGGTGCGTTAGATAGCGTAAAGGAAGTATTAACGAAAAAATGGGTAAATTCCATTTGTTAGTTACTAATATATCATGTAATATCCGTGATATCCAATAGCAGCAAATGCCAACATGAGCAATAGTTCAAAATATAATCTGGCGGTTTTCACGTCATGGTAACCAATATAAATTAATAGAGGACCAACTAAAATAATATGAATTAAATTTGCCCAATAACCTTTCTTATGTTGTATGTTGTTATATGCCTTATATATGTGGTATAAAATAATTACTATACCTAAACCAAGTAACATTGGAAACATGATTTTAGGTATTGCGGTTTTGTTAATACCTACGTACAAAAAAAGGCTGCCAACAATTAATATGTGAAACAGATGAACTAATGACGACTCATTCATATGTATATATGTATATATAGATATATAGATATAAATCGATATTTCAATTTACCATTTCATTATTTTCTTAAACCAATATATAATGGTTTTCAACTATCATAACACAGAAGTTAAAACACAATCTGGCGGTAAAAAAATAGTGCGTAAAGTTACAATTAAGCGTGGTAAAGGCTATAAAATCGTTACAAAATATAATAAAGGGCGAAAAACGTCTTCTATCAAGAAACCAATTCACAAACAGCACATTGCATCCATTCAAAAAGGCAAATTTGTTCCTGGATTGTTTAAAGATTGCTGTTCTAGAGAGAAAACCAAAACACGTAAAAATCGGTAAAATCTTAGCTGTGTTATGCTAACAACAACTCTATTTTAATAAATTTTTCATATACAATATAATCCGGAAACGTGTAATAAATATATTTTTCAAAATATCTTTTGCTAACCACAAATTTGAGCGGGTTTTCATTAAAATGCTTGTAGTAATAATTATAAACCTCGTCAAACGAAATAAGCGCAAGAGTGTAGTCCTTTAATAAGTCCTTTAAACATACAAAAAAGTTGTTTATATCTATAATTTTATTCCACGTAATAGATGTAATATTTAATACATACTTATCTTCTATTATTTCCACGTTAGGAAAAAAATGTTTTAGTATTTTCAGCACATTTTCTTCGGTTATGTTTCCATTTGTCATTAAATTATCACAATTTTTAGCCCAAACTCTAAACAAACCGCATAATTCATCTATTTCCATTTCATTATCAAATGTGTCTGGTGTTTGCCCTTCATTTACTGTAATGGTTGTATTCCAAAATTTTATAAAATCGCTTTGTATAGGTAAAAATTTGCTTGTAATATTTTGAAACGCATCATGTTCTTCACTATATGTGTATTTGTTTTTCATCAATTGCTTCAACGTGTTTGAATAAATCATGTTTGGATATTGATTATCAGAGAGAAATTGTTTCCACAGAAAATGTAGATTTTTCCATTCCATTTCGCCCATTGTATTTTTGGATTTATCCGTTTCTATAATGTATTTATTACAAAAGTCATTCACAATATTTTGCGGTGTATTGTTCTTGATGTAATATACATATTTTTTCAGGTCTTCATTGACTTTATTTTCTATAAAATAATCTGAATTGTCATAACGTTTTGAATAATGCACCGCAACACACATCAATTCGTGTACATTTTTTTTTAACATATCAACCCAAAGAGTCTTTGCGAAAGTTTCATTCATATTAATAACCCTGCATTTCTCATAAGAATGATTTTCATGATATTTTGTAACAAAATTGTGTGTAATATTATTTACTCCAAGACCATCTGATGCTATAAATTCTAATTCATTTAAGATTTTTTTCATATAAGGGCTAACAATAAATATGAGATGTTGATTTTTCTTTAAAATGTTGTCTCCAATAACATTTAGGAAATATTTGGCGTGATTTTTAGAAACAAAGACCGACGGATATAATACGTTTAATACGTTTTGAATGGTGTCTGACTCCGGTATGGAATTTAATAGACTTCTCTCTTTAATGAGTTTTATAATGTGAATTTTGGTTTTATATTTCCATTCAAGTAAAACTCTATCCTTAGAAATACTTGAAAGTAATTTATGAATAATATCGTCTTCTTTAACAATACTATAATTGACACCATTATATTCGTAAAAACAATTGTTGGATGATAAATAATAATACAAATTTTTTTGTAAAAACACTTGTATAAAAATTTGTTGCTCATTGGTTAAAAATATATTTCTACAAATACGTTTTTCGTGATTTATAAGTTCAATATCCAGTGTGTTAGGCAAGCAATTTACGATATGCGTGTGTATTCGTTGTAACATGTACTCATTATTTTCATATTTTTGAAATAATTCCTGTAAAGTTTGTTGACACTTGGTTTGTGATTCTGTTGACATTTACTGCTTCTAAGTATAAAAATATATGTTTAAATTAGTTTTATAATTTAATACAATATATGCAAAAGGTCGCGTTTGATTTATGGAAAAATCAATTACACACATAAGTATTTAAAGATTTTATGAAAATCAATGTATAATGTCAAATTTTATAGGTGCAACAACTAATCAAGAATCCATGAATAATGTATTAACTATTAAAACCGTACAAATTGCGCCATTTAGAACATTAATGACTGCGTTGAAAGACATTCTTTTAGAAACAAATATAACCTTTGACAAAACGGGCATTCGTATTATTAATATGGACAAATCGCATACTATTTTAGCACATTTGTGTTTGAATGCCGAGAATTTCGAATTTTATGAATGTAAAAAGGACAAAATCATTATAGGTGTAAATATGTTCCATTTGTTCAAACTAATAAACACTATTGATAATGATGATACGTTGACAATTTATATCGAAAATGCCGATTATGTCGATGGGATTGTCTCTCATTTAGCGCTTAAATTCGAGAATGGCGATATTAAGCAGTGCAAGACGCAGAAATTAAGACTTATTGAGCCCGAAATGGAAGAGCTGCAGTATCCTAATGTGAAATTTTCGTCTATTATTAATTTACCGTCTTCTGATTTTCAGAAAATTATTCGCGATTTGTCTTGTATTTCAGACAAGCTTGAAATCAAGTCTGTTGGGAATGAATTGATATTTAAATGCTCAGGTCAATTTGCGTCGGCAGAAATTCATCGTGCCGAGTCCGACGGAAATATGGGCTTCGTATTGAAGCAAGACCCTTCAAAGATTATTCAAGGCGAATTTTCACTTAAAAATTTAGGATATTTCATCAAATGTACAAATTTATGTTCACAAATTGAAGTTTATCTTGAGAACGATTTGCCTCTCGTTGTGAAGTACGATGTAGCATCACTTGGTAGCATAATGCTCTGTTTGAGCTCGTTACCCACGGCATAATTGTGACCATTATCGTAACAAACTGTTTTTTTGAGTTTATAAGCCCTTTTTTCAATATATAAACAAAAATTGATTTATATATATTATATTTGAAACCAATATAAACCCTTCGGCATATATAAACTATGCCTATTACTTATACATATTCACAAGTCCAAGACATATTTGTTCAACAGAATTGTGTCCTAATAAGCGAAACGTATAAAAATCAGTTGGAAAAATTAGAATATATAGCATCATGTGGTCATAAAAATTGCGTTATATTAAAATTATTTCTTGTGGGAAGGGGCATAAAATGTAGAAATTGTGCTTTAGAAATACCAACGTATGAACATGTGGTCAACAAATTTCTCGATAAAAAGTGTGTTGTAACAATGGATAAGTCCGAATTTATGCAGGTGTATAAAAACAGTACTTGTAAAATAAAATATAATGCGGTTTGTGGTCACTCCAATAGTGTAAGTTATAAAAATTTTATAACCCTAAACCAGGGAATAAATTGTCCGACATGTGTAAATAAAAACACAGGGTTAAAATTATCAGAACTATATTCTGATGATAATACGTTGTATGCCTATAAACAAGAATTAAACTGTATTAATTATTTTAAAGGGATAACCACCAATCATTTTACAACTATTAAATCTTATGATGGTTGTAAGGCTGATATTGTTGTTAAACCAATTGATGTAATCGAAGATTTATGGCTAGGCATTCAAGTAAAGACGACCAACAAAAAAACAGAAAGAAGCCAATATTATTTTCGATTAAACGCTGGTAAATATGAGAATTGTTTAATATTATGTATGTGCGACGAAGACAAAAAAATGTGGTTAATACCATATGAAGAAGTCAAAGGATTAAAAACGATTGGAGTCGCACAGAAATCAAAATATAATAAATATGAAGTGAATGAAGAAAATTTGATGGAGAAATTACATTATTATTACACGTTACTCAATAAATTTGAATTTTCAATATTAAACATCCCAACCAGTAAATCACAACAACAAGAACAAGAATATTGTAACTTAAGAGAAAGCAAAATAGATTTTATTACATTTACACGTAATAGCATGGAAGGATTGGTTTACGACTTTATGATAGGAAACAAAAAAGTTCAGGAAAAGGTTGGTTCAATAGTTCATAATAATCCTAATTCATATATGTTTACTTTGAGCAAATATGGTTGTAGAGTAGATGGAAAATGTAAACGCAAATCTTACGAAGAAGGTGACAATGATTTGTATTGGTTAAATTGTAAAAACGGGAAATTTTATGTAATACCAGAAGACGCTTTAATTGTAAATGGACACATAGGAAAAGACTGTATAATAGAACATTTATATGTATCTCCCACAAATCAAAACACCGCGTGGTGTAATAAATATTTGTTTGATTACAATAATGTAGACAAAGAAAGGTTATTAGCTATAATACAAACCCCCTAGGCAAGTTAATAGCGTTAAGTTATTATATAATGATTTTATTAATACATTATATAATATGTCGAGCTATTCGAGAAGTTATAGCGAATATTTAGGGAAAAATAGATGCTGTGATTTAAGAGGTATTGGACCTATTGGACCTATTGGACCCGCTGGTCCCGCTGGTGTAGGTCCGGTTGGTCCTACCGGTCAGAATGGAACCGCGTCAAACACAGGTTCAACTGGAACTACAGGTGCAACTGGAACTACAGGTCCAACAGGGCAGCCTGGTTCTGCGACAAACACAGGTGCAACTGGTAATACTGGACCTACTGGTAATACTGGTCCAACTGGTGTAAGTGGTAATACAGGAACAACTGGTAATACTGGACCTACTGGTAATACAGGTGCAACTGGTGTAACGGGTAATACAGGAACAACTGGTAATACTGGACCTACTGGTAATACAGGTAATACAGGTGCAACTGGTGTAACGGGTAATACAGGAACAACTGGTAATACTGGACCTACTGGTAATACAGGTGCAACTGGTGTAACTGGTGTAACTGGTAATACAGGAACAACTGGTAATACTGGTAATACTGGACCTACTGGTAATACTGGTAATACTGGTCCTACTGGTGTAACTGGTAATACAGGAACAACTGGAGATACTGGACCGACTGGTAATACTGGACCGTCTGGTGTAACAGGTAATACTGGAAATACTGGTCCGACTGGTGCAACTGGTGTAACTGGTAATACTGGTGTAACGGGTAACACAGGTCCAACTGGTAATACGGGACCTACAGGCGATACAGGACCAACCGGAGATACTGGTGTAACTGGTGATACTGGACCAACTGGTGATACTGGACCAACTGGTGATACTGGACCTACAGGCGATACAGGACCAACCGGAGATAATGGTGTAACTGGAGATACTGGTCCGACTGGTGATACTGGTGTAACGGGTAATACAGGACCAACTGGAGATACAGGTCCAACTGGAGATACTGGTCCGACTGGTGATACTGGTGTAACTGGTAATACAGGACCAACTGGTGACACTGGACCTACAGGAGATACTGGTGTAACGGGTAATACAGGTCCAACTGGAGATACAGGTCCAACTGGAGATACTGGTCCGACTGGTGATACTGGTGTAACGGGTAATACAGGTCCAACTGGAGATACAGGTCCAACTGGAGATACTGGTCCGACTGGTGATACTGGTGTAACTGGTAATACAGGTCCAACTGGTGACACTGGACCTACAGGAGATACTGGTGTAACGGGTAATACAGGACCAACTGGTGTAACTGGTAATACTGGTCCAACTGGTGACACTGGACCTACAGGAGATACTGGTGTAACGGGTAATACAGGACCAACCGGAGATACTGGACCAACTGGAGATACTGGTCCGACTGGTGATACTGGTGTAACTGGTAATACAGGACCAACTGGTGACACTGGACCTACAGGAGATACTGGTGTAACGGGTAATACAGGTCCAACTGGAGATACAGGTCCAACTGGTGACACTGGACCTACAGGAGACACAGGACCAACTGGTGTAACTGGTAATACAGGACCTACCGGAGATACAGGACCCACCGGCGACACAGGACCCACAGGTGATACTGGTGTAACTGGTAATACTGGTCCGACTGGTGATACTGGTGTAACTGGTAATACTGGACCGACTGGTGATACAGGACCAACCGGAGATACTGGTGTAACAGGTAATACTGGACCAACTGGTGATACAGGACCTACCGGAGATACAGGACCCACAGGTGATACTGGTGTAACTGGTAATACTGGTCCGACTGGTGATACTGGTGTAACTGGTAATACTGGTGTAACTGGTAATACTGGACCAACTGGTGATACAGGACCAACTGGTGATACAGGACCTACCGGAGATACAGGACCCACCGGCGACACAGGACCCACAGGTGATACTGGTGTAACTGGTAATACTGGTCCGACTGGTGATACTGGTGTAACTGGTAATACAGGACCAACTGGTGACACAGGTCCAACTGGTGATACAGGTCAAACTGGTGATACAGGACCAACCGGTGAGACTGGACCAACCGGCGACACAGGACCAACTGGAAATACGGGACCGACTGGAAATACGGGACCGACTGGAAATACGGGACCCACTGGTGACACAGGACCAACTGGTAACACTGGACCAACTGGTAACACGGGACCCACTGGTGACACAGGACCGACTGGAAATACAGGACCG